AGACATACTATCCAAATATATAATGGCTAGATTTGCAAAAGGTAGTAGAGCATTAGCGATCTCTGATAGATCAGGCGTAGCTTTTCCATATAGAGAAATGGTACAAGAATGGACTGGTGCGTGGGTGCATGTTTCTGAATTTGAACCTAAACAACCACAATTAGAACCACATCCAGTAGGAGCTGATCCACAAGGATTAAAACATGCAAGACCTGCAAGAGTCGAGTTTCCTGTACAAGATATTTTACCAAACAATCCTTTTACAACTACTGCTGCATCTGGAACTTTAAGTGTATCTTATCCATCAAATCAAATAAATGATGGAAC